ATAAAGGCTGGCCAGCCCTATAACACTGGGGTTGTGTTTTCAAAGTCTCCTGAGTTCTGGGATAGGTGCTTGGATTGGCTATCTTTGCAGAACGAACAGTGCCAAGCATGGTCTGGGGAACAAAGGTCAATCAATTACGTGGCGCTAAACGAGGCATTCAACGTTTTGGAACTGAAGTGCCAGGAATACAACTGGACGCCTAGTCATGGTGATATGGAGTCCGATGCTGCGATTTGGCACTACAAAGGAAACAGGAAGAGGTGGATCTAATTGGCGATTATCACAGATTTTGACACCCTCTCAACCGCAGTACAGAACTATCTCGACAGAGCTGACTTAAGCACCTTTGCGCCTAACTTTATTGAGGCGGTAGAGAACAAGCTCTATCGTCGTCTTGAGATCCGCGGGTTAGAGGTTGCGTTTAGTGAAACGACGTCTAGCGGCGTGGTCGCTTTGTCTGGCGTAACTCGGTATCGAAACCCCAAATTCCTCTATGTGAACGCAACCCCAACGAGTCCTCTGGAGTTCGTGACGCTGGAGACGCTATATCGAGAGTATCCGAACAGAGCACAGACGAGCTCAAGACCTTGTCTGGTCGCTAGGGAGGTTGGAAACTTCATATTCGGCCCTGCCGCTGCGAATTCAATCACAATTGCGGGGGTGTATTACGAGTTACTAGTCAACCTTAGCACTGGCGGTACTACGACAAACTGGTTTACCGACAACATGCCGGAGCTGCTTCTATACGGCGCGCTGTTAGAAGCGGAGGAGTTCATCAAGGATCCAAAAAGAATCATGGTCTGGAAGTCTCTATTCGATGATCAGATGGATGCTCTAATGAAGATGGAGCGTAGAGAGTCCAGGGGTGGCGGCACTATGGCAATCAAGGTTGCCTGATGCCGTTTATCGATATTCAGTTCGCCGAGTTCGCTCCTGATCTCGGCGGGCAACCTCCGGCAGATGCCGCTACTGCCTACTTAGTAGAGGCTGAGAACGTCTATCCCGTCACTGGGGGATATCAGGTATTCCCCGAAGCGACGAGCGGTGGTGGGGCGACTATGGGGGCGAGTGGATACGCTCAGTCCAGCCCTTTAGTTATTCGTAACGCCGCGCTGAACGATGAAAACTGGATTGTTGCCGGTACTACGTCTCTAAGCCAGGAGTTATTTGTCACCAATGACGACGGCGCGACGTGGAATGATTGCACTCGAGCCACAGCGTATAGTTCTGCGCTTGAGTGGGATTTCGCAATTTTTGGTGATGACATTATTGCCTGTAGCGGGGCCAACGCGCCCCAGGTTAAAGACGCCAGCGCCTCGGCAACTGTAACGGGGTTATTTGCAGATTTGACTGGCTCTCCACCGAACGCTCGTTATTGCACTCGGGTTCGAGACTTTCTGGTTCTAGGTAATTTACCTACCTCTAACCTTAAGACTACGTTGCGGTGGAGTTCTATCGGGGATCACGAAGACTGGCCTACGCCAGGGGGTGCTAGTGCGTTAGCTAGTCAAGCGGGTTCTCAAGTACTTAGCAACGAATACGGGGCTATCACTGCCCTTGTGGGTTTTGAGAAGTACGGCCTCATATTCCAAGAACAAGCCTTGACCCGAATGACGTATGTCGGCGGGGATGTAGTGTTCTCGTTCGATAGAATCAGTGACACGGAGGGTAAATCTGTCGTTGGTTTTGCTAAACCTCTGTGTATCGTCAATGAGGATTTGATTATCTTTGCGAACTATCACGGGGTTTATGCGACCGATGGCTACAGCGTTAGAGAGATTGCGCAGGGGAAGATAAGAAACGCAATCATCAACGATAACCTGAACTATCCCATACCGTTGAGCGCGTGGGGCGTGGGAGTCTACTCTCCCGACCTTAGTCTGTGTGTGATGCCATACAGCTCTGGTACTAACTACGGGTATTTGCTTTACCAGCCAGAGTTGAATCGGTTCTCAAGGGTATTTGAGGGGGCATCGACTCCCAGCACTGTGTTCTTTAGCGAAGTGCCCTCAAGTGTCAACGAAAGGATTTATGGGTTCTTGCGCGTAACGGACGGCCCTGTTTACACCAACACTGCAATTGTTGCGGTTTCGATCGATCTACAGACGGCATATCTTGAGATCCTTCCTGGACAGAAAGTCCAGATTCAATCCGCCCATATCATCGGGGCAGACGTGACGGACCCGACTATCAGTTTTAAGGCCGCGGATGACTACGACGATATAGACCTTGTGCAAACCGGATTCACGGCGATGACCGCGGCTAATAGAGGAATCGGGGCACAGAGCAGAGATACAGCTAGGTTCTTCGCCTTCAAGATCACCGGTACCCAGCCAGGTCAAGCAATCATCCGGGGTCTGAGGGTTTATTACGAACCTGCGGGTGAGTTGTGAGCAGAGAAAATCTGCTCCGGCAGAGGGAATCGCGGTTTGATGACAAGTTCACGAAGAGGCTATTCGATCAGATCGAAGCCCTTTTGCATGGTCGGGCTAACAATAAGGGTGCGATTACCTTAACTGCGAACGTCGCCACAACGACAGTGAATAACGCTGCTTTCGAGAGCGCGATGATTCCTGTGTTTACTCCACTCACTGCAAACGCAGCAGCAGAGATGGATGGTATGTACATATCAGCGAGGACTAATGGGCAGTTCACAATCACTCACGCAAACGACGCCAACACAGACAAGTCATTCGAATACATCTTTGTTGGTTAACCGGGTAGCACTTTCGGCCCCCGGTGATGCAGAGAAGATCCTAAACCATCCCGAGGTTTACCCGTGGGTGACTTGGGAAGGATACAAGGGCAACGTACATTCGTCAGTTGACGTTGAGTTAACTGGGTACAGTGGCGATGAGGCGATTGCTATATGGCGCTTCCATGCTCTGTGTCCAGGGGTCTGGACGGTTCATGTAGCAAGCCTTCCCGGAACTCAAGGGATGGCGAAAGCGTTTGAGGAAGTTAAGAGGCGGATCAAGTGGAAGGGCGAAGGGGCGAGAAAGCTAATTGCTTTCATTCCAGCGGACAACGTAAAGGCTATCAAGTACGCCGAGAAGCTGGGGTTTGAGTGTGAGGGATTATCGAACGGTGTGTGGCCCAGAAATGGGGAGTTTCACGACATTATTTATTATGGGTTGAAGTTATGCCATTAGGAGCAATAGCACCATTTATACCGCTGATTGGTGGAGCCCTTGGGCTTTTGGGTGCGAGGAACGCACCGGAGCAACAGACGAGTTCCACAGGGGGTTCGACGTCCGGGGCTCAGAACAGCCTTGCTACGAGCACCACAGGGACGCAGATCGATCCTCGCTTGCAGCAGATAGCAAGCCAGATGTTACCGAATGTCTTTCAGGGTGGGCGAGTAGCCCCCCCTGTCGGGATTGGCTAATCAGACGGCGGGGTTTATCGGAAATCAGTTGGGCCAGCAACAGGGGAGCAACCCCTTTTCCGGGGGTGGAATCAATAGTCCATTCTCAGGCGGGCAGGGGATCAATCCCCATCTGAATACCGTATTCAATGCCGCCGCAGACTCAACGCAGAATCGGTTAGCGAGCGAGTTTGCCGGCGCTGGTAGATTGAGATCAGGGCAGTCTGGTTTGAACAACCAAACCGCCAGCGCCAATAGTCAGGCGCGCTCTCAGGAGTTACAGCAGCTCGCCGCGGGCATCTTCGGTCCTGGGTTTGAGGCTGAAAGAGGCCGCCAGTTCGGCGCAACAGAATCAGGATTGAACCGCCAGTTCAGCGGGATCGAGGGCAATCTGGGAAGAGGGTTCGGACAACAGCAGCTCGCCGCTGGCCTGTCACCGTTCTTCTCAAACTTGATTCAGAATCAGCAACAGAACTTGGCCGACCTCCCCTCGCAGAATTTCAGTCAATCCATAGGGAGATTGGGTGCTCTGTCACCGTTCTTCCCCTCGTCCACGACTCAGACCAACAGAGGGTCTCAGCAATCAGGGAGCACTCAAACCGGATCAGCTACACAGCCCTTGTTCAATGATCCATTCTCAGGTTCGATCCGTAAACAATTTGCGTTGTAGCTCACCATTTTCAGGATCATTTTCAGGATTAGTTCGTAAGAGCAACTTCGACCAGACACCACC